CGACCAGCCACACTTGCCCTGCGCCCTGTCATACCTGATCAAAGCCTGCGCTGCGTCAATCGTTGTGTCAACATCAAACAAATCTGCTGGCACAAGATCACGCCCTAAAACCGTTTGAAGGTATCCGTTCGGATAATAAGTAGTGCGCTGAATCCAAAACAAATTGATCTGGAACAACCCCAACGAACCCTTCACGCCCTGCACCGTGTTCGGGTCATTCTTATTGTGCGCCGAAGCAAGGCATCTAGATTCACGCCACATAATCGCATCAGCCTTAACAACATCTTTCTCAAGCCAACCAGCGTCACGCAACCGATTCCAATACTGACCACACTTAGCCCAATCAGGAACAGTGCGCTTAACCGTAGGCACATAATCAAAAGGGTGCTGACGCATAACATCACGATCAACCTGCTTCGGTGCGCTCGCAGCGTCAGCAATACCAGCAAAACCAATAACACTTGCAATAAATACAATCAACAATTTCTTCACAGTAACTCCGTTCACCTTGCCTCCTTCTTGGCTTGGATATGGTTTATTAGTTTTCTTGTTTCTGTCCTTGACAGGTCGTGGCGTAATCGCTCATCGTTCGCCTCAGTCGGCGTATGTCTTAACCCTAGCATTGTTGTTACTGACTTTGAACATATATATATATTCAAGCAACAGCAAACTTTAGAGATTATGAAACCCCCCTATCGCTCTGCCTCACTGCGATTCCCAAACAAATTATTCGCCTCACACCATAATTGCTTACAGCGTGATCAACCCTCGTTACCGAGTGTCACCAACTACCGTGCGAATGGTTTAGGTCTGCGTGAGTATTCTTCTCGTTTTCGTTTGCTATTCAATTACGCTGCGCCGAACTCCCGACACTTACAAGGCACAACATATGTGTATGTGCGCTCCATAACAGTTTTAGTGAAGCCTTCACAAATCAATTCTTTAGTGTTGAAGTTCCAACGCTTCCCGTTATCCCAACCGTTGCCGTCACAAATCTCGCAGATAACAATCGTTTGATCTGTCGCTGGTTTACGAAGCAACGCAAACGCCTTGTGAACTTCTTTCAGGCTCGGAAACTTGTCGTGATGTTCCATAATCAATGGCACTACTTTTCGTGCGTCATCAACATCTTGAAACAAAAGGAAATCGTCTGCTGTCCAAGCGTTCTTTACCGTGTTACGCCCGATCTGGCTAGTAGGGAACAGACCACAAATACGATCTATAAAACCTTCTATCTGCGCTGGTGTCATTCTGCCTCCTCTATTAGGTCTCTGAATATAGCCCATTGAATATCAACTTCAACGAAAGACTCATATAGCGAGTATTTCGTGTCTTTACTAACTATCGGTGCAGTCAAAATGTGTTCACCGTCAACCAATAAAGCCATCGTGCGTTCGTGATTCAACATCACAAACCAAGTCTCAACATCAAGCGCAACGAACTTGCGTTTACGGGCAGAGAAATGAATCTGCTCATACGGAAAGTATCTGCCACGCCAATTATGTTTGACCTCTACTTCAAAAGCGAACTGCCTGCCCCAGCGTGTAGCCAAAATATCTATACCAAACCTGTCAGGATTTACCCACGCCTCGTAGCCTTTGCTTTCTAACCATTCAATGATCTGATACTTCGCCCAATCATCTTCGTCATAATGCTGCTGACTGAACGGTTTATTCACTTGCGCCTCCTTCGTAGTATTCTTGCATCGCAGGTCGCACCAGTTCTTCCCAAGTGCTAAGCCTGACCATCACAAGCCCTTCACTACCCCAATCGTCAGGCATCAAAATCGCCCGTGTAGGTTTACGGCGTGAACCGTAATCAGCCTCGTTAGAGCGCACCTGAGCCTCTATACGAAGCCACGCCGTAACAGCAGCCCCGATCTGTTTACCTGCTTTAACCTCGTTAGCGAACAGAACATCTTGCCAGCGTTCCTCGTTGCCGTCACCGAACTTATGTGATGGTGCTACACCGAGACGCTTACGAGCGACACGCTGCTTGTTTAACCCTTTCGTGCGAGAACGCTTGCCTCGTGCTGTCGGGTCAGCACAACCTTTCACACGCCTGTTGCCGTCTCGTGATGGTCTGCCAAGAGTGCCGAACTTCGGGCAATCTTTCAAAGTGCATTTATCACGATTGCCTTCACAGTCGCCTTTGCGTTCCTCAATCCTCATCAGCGTCATCTATCTTCTCACCACAAAAAGGTTTTCGTGGCAGAACACGCTTAACTAAACAGGCACAAAGTTTTGCGTTCATTTGACCATCTCCTTTAACTCTCTACGCAACTTCGCTCGCTGAGGCGGTGTCATACCACCGAAAACACCCCAACGATCATCAGTATCCTCTAACACAATAACCATATCTAAACATTCCTGACGCACCGAACAATTAGCGCAGATCGCTAACGCTTCATCGTAACGATGCTCATTCAAAGTCCTGTGATCAGGAAAGAATATGGTCGCCTTCTTACCACGACACGCAGCATCTTCAGACCAGTGTTCACGACTCACTATAAAACCTCGCAATCAAATCGTTTACTTCACCGAACTTAAAAACTGCTTCACGCAAGTTGTCTAACGATTCCCGATCAGTGCCATCAAAAACTACGACCTTTCGGGCGCAATCAATTAGAACACCAATCGCAAACTCGTAAGCCATCTGCAATTCTTCAGAAGGGTTGCTCATTGGTTTTCTTCTGGCGCATACCCATCAAATGTTTGATCAGGTCAGAACCTTCTTTAGTTGTAAGTGTGTTTAGATTCGTTTTGTCAAATAGTTGCTTCAAGATCGCACTGATATCGCCATCAGCAACTTCTTTCGCCAATGATGACACCAAACCTTTCTGCTTGTCTGATATCAGGCTGGCGATCTTCGCCGTAGATTTCTGCGGTGTAGAGAACGCCTGTTCTATTTGCTCGTCACTTAACGCTTCCTGAGGGCTGGTTTTTGGCTGAACATTGGCTGGGTGCGCCTGTTTGCTCTTTTCAACCTCAACTTGGCTCATCGGATAACTCGTATAGACGCTGCTCACATTGTTGCGTGGTGCTTCCCAATCTTGTTTAGACCAAAGCGACAAGCAAATACCGAACCGCATCGCTGCGTTTCGCAGAAAGTCACCAACAAGTTCTTTATCCAGATCAGGTTTGTCTGCCCTTACCGAACCGACACCGACAAGCGACTTGCCTAACAGTGTGAGCGTTGCCCACATTGTTGCCATACCGTTTGCTTCGTGTATTGCTGGTCTGCCGTCAACCCAAGCGACAGGCTGCCAGTTCCACATCGGGTCAATTTCAATCAATATGCGAGTGATCTCTGCGTGACTCACATAAGCGAGGTTGATTCCGTTGCGTGGTATTGTGCCGACAATTTTTGGGTCGGGTGTTGCGTATTGCTCTAACACTGCCTTGAGCAGTAGTGCTTCTGTTTCATTACTCATTGTTTCCTTCTTTCTGTGTGTGTTGTATTTGTGAATATCCAAGAGCATTTCTTAAATGGGCAAGTGAAATCACAATGCGTTTGCCAACTCTTATCGCTGGAACATTGTCCATCAAATAGCCTGTTTGCTTATACGCATTGAAAGCGGTTGTGCGACCCACACCCAAAATTAAACACGCTTCTGCAAGACTTATTGTCGTTATATCAGGGTTGGTCAAAAGTTCTTTCGCTGTCAATACTTTCCTTGCCTTGCGATTTTTTACTATCTCAACATTCATCGCTTGACGCTCTCTCATTTCTTTACCTTCTCTCTGTGTGTTCTCATCACACGATATGGATTACCTTGCTTCTCATATTGCTTAACCAACTCTGGGTGCGCTTCACGCAACGCTTTAGTATCCAACGAAGTCTTGCCATCTTGCTGCTTCCACGATACGACCCGTTGCCCGTGCAACAAACCGATCTCGTTCCCAAGCAGCATTCGTGCAAGTTCATCTTTGGCTTTTGCTTCCTGCTCTGCTGCCTGCTTCGCCAACGCCCGTGCTTCCTCTAACTGAAGCACCCACTCGCCTGCACCGTTCGGCAAATCAATCGTGGTCGGTGCAACCTGAAAGATTCGTGCAATGTCATCAGCAGAGAAGTTATTGATCTCGTCTAGCGGTGCGCTATTCGTGTCAACCCATTCACCGAACACTTCGGCTTCCAGACGAAGGCTGTCAATCGCTGTTGCGTTCACTGGCAACTCAACCACACTGATACGCAAATCACGATCAAGCACACTGAACCAAACAGGGCATTGAAGCACCGCCTGCTGCGCCCAGCCCTGCCACAACCATTCAGCAGGCAGATCAGATGAATCGTGAATTGAATAGCGAGTAGAAGTCTTGGCTTCAACAACAACGCTCGGTGCATTCTCGTTGTCAACACCATCAAGCGAAACCGACAGTCTGCCATCCCGATAAATCAAATCAGGTGTAAGGAATGTGTATCCCAACTGGTCGCCTGCTGCTTCAAGCAATGGCTTCTCAAGCAGATTGCCACGCCGAAAGATTGCTGACTCTGCCTGCTCAACTGGCTCATTCAATTTGTCTGCGAACAGTTCGCCTCTCGTCTTATAAGGCGAAGCGTTCATCAGCGCAGGGATATCGGAAGCCCCGAACACGCACCTGCCTTGCTCATCACGCCACCGTTCTAGAAGCCACTCTTTGCTTCCGTGTTTCGGTTTCGGTATCTGTCTCATTTGAACCTCCTCAGTTCGTTTGTATTGGTATCTCAACTATGCCTTAGGGGTGTCGCACGGTTCTTCTTTGACGATGCGAGCCAACGGGTCAAACCAGCATCGCCTCGTAGCAGGCACAATGCGGTCTCGCTCGTAGCCGTGAATATGGGCGTTGCCTTTATACACATATTCGTAGTGATAATCCCACATCGCTACGCCTTCCCAACTTGTGTTCTCGCCATCATCTCTGATCGTGGCGTTGACCAGATCGGCTTCCACTTGCTTCGCCCATTTTGTCAACGCCTTGCGAGCCGTGCGAGCGAAGTTATGGCAGCGACCCTGTATTGAAGTTGGTCTGCCATCAAGCACAAGGCACGGCGTGAAGTATTCGCCACCAACCCTGCCTCTTATCCGAACCACCTCATAGGTGCGTTGCATCTGCATCGTGCCGATATCTCTCTGCTGCGCTATCGGCGCAGGCGTGATCTTCGCTTTGCTTCCACTCAGATTGATTTGCATACCGTTCCACTTGCTTATCATCAGTCCTCCTCTTGAACTTTGGTTATTTATTATCCCAATCACTTACTTTTAACACGAACTCTGCTGGCAACTTCTTTCGGCACTCTGCACCAATCGCTGATCCGCCTTGTGAGACTCTCATATCGTGCCACAATTCGGGAATATCGCAACGAAGAAGCGTATTGTATGCGCCTTTGAAATTACCGTTTAATTTGTGAACTAAATAAGAGTGCTTGCCACCGTTGCGGATTTTCCAACCACATAGACAGCACTTATCATTTGACATATCTAGATTCTCTGACCCTGATTGAATTGCTAAAACCTCAAATTGGTTTCCACCTTCTTCATAGATTTCTTTTGTGAAAACTAGTGGCTTTCTTTCTACCTTCTTCATCAGTCCTCCTCTTGAACTATCGGGCTGTTGCCCGATAGCCACATCCTAGCCGATGTGCTGCCGAACACCAAACTCATTTAAGCCCCATCCCATACGGGTTTCAGGGCATCAGCCTTATCGGTAGCAGTCGGCAGCAACCAATCAATCCTGTCCTCAGCCTGCGCTTGAATGATGTAATCAACCGAGTAACCCCAAGTGCTGACCTTCGCAAACGAAATCTCGCAACCCCAACGCCTCTGCCAAACATCTCGCAGACAATGATAGAACTCTCGTGAGTGAACATCTCTTGCACCGTTCCTGACTATCGGTGGCACGGCACAGTGACAAAGTTCGTGCGCCAACACTTCCCACACTCGCCTACTACGAGACACGCTTTGTGTGCGGTCAACATTCACCTGTATCTGATTCGCCCAAGACGATGCGTGTCCATATTGCCTGCCACGATTCTGCCCTCTCGCAATCACGATCTGCGGAAGTCGCTTCCCCTTGTGATATGGCTTCATCAATTCCCAAATGCGTTCCGCTTCTTTATGAATCATCTTCGCTCGCATCTCGTCAACACGCTGCTGCTCTTTCTTCGGTTGCAACTTCCTTGCGATACGCACACGCTTCGCTTTCTGCTTCTGCTGCACAATCGCAGTGCGCTTCTCTCGCTGCCTATCCAGCGAAGGTGCGACACGATCAACCAGCCTGCCCGACTTCGCTGAGCAAGGCAGACAGTATCGCCTCACATCATTCTTGCGTGGTCGGGTCGGTGCGAGCAGCCCACCATTACAGATCGGGCATACCCATCTAACTTGCTTAGCCATAAGTCCTCCTCTTGAACTTTGATTGTTGTCTAGTTTATTTCTTCTCTGGTTTAACCATCTTCACTTGGCGATGCTTATTCGCACAAGTTGGCTTCTCGCTTAACTTGATATGTGTAATGATCTGGTTTGCACAACTCGTGCAAATCCATTTCTGATTTACTCTCATTAGTCCTCCTCTTGACTAATCGGATTATTCATCCGATATATACATTCTAGCAGATACAAAACTTTGTCAAATCCAAAAACATCAAAACTGGATTAACTCACCGCACAGATTACGGCTCAAAAAATATCTAAAAGAAATTATTGCAACATTTTTACGACAATAAAATTACGAGGAGTTGCCCCAACATTTCTGCTGAGGCAACTCAACTCGTATGCTCAGGCGGAGAAGGAGAACGCCTCGCACAACTTTTCAGATTACTTGATTACGCTCACCATTTGCATCAGCACACAAAACCTTCATAGAGCGCACC